ATGCGGGCGAAACTTCTGGGAATAGTCCTGACAACCCCTATTGCGATCAGCTCTTTTGCTTCTACTGAGACTTTATCGTTTACTCCTGACAACATAAATGCGGACATTAGTCTTGGAACTCTGAGCGGAAAAACAAAAGAGCGTGTTTATCTAGCCGAAGAAGGAGGCCGAAAAGTCAGTCAACTCGACTGGAAATTCAATAACGCTGCAATTATTAAAGGTGCAATTAATTGGGATTTGATGCCCCAGGTATCGGTCGGGGCTGCTGGCTGGACTACTCTCGGTCAGAAAGGGGGTAATATGATTGACCGTGACTGGCAGGACCCAGATAAACCTGGCATCTGGACAGATGAAAGCAGACATCCCGATACCCGCCTTAATTTTGCCAACGAATTTGACCTGAATATCAAAGGCTGGCTCCTCAACGAATCCAATTACCGCTTGGGGCTTATGGCCGGATATCAGGAAAGCCGTTATAGCTTTACTGCCAGAGGTGGTTCCTATATATACTCTGACGAGGGATTCAGAGATGATATCGGCTCCATCCCGAATGGAGAAAGAGCAATAGGCTATAAACAACGTTTTAAAATGCCCTATATTGGCCTGACGGGTAGTTACCGTTATGAAGATTTTGAGTTTGGTGGCACATTTAAATACAGTGGCTGGGTAGAAGCATCTGATAACGATGAACACTATGCCCGTGTAAAAAGAATCACTTATCGCAGTAATGTCAAAGACCAAAATTACTATTCTATTGCAGTCAATGCAGGTTATTACGTAACACCTAACGCAAAAGTTTATGTTGAAGGCGCATGGAATCGGGTTACGAATAAGAAAGGTGATACTTCACTTTATGACCATAATGATAATACTTCTGAATACAGCAAAAATGGTGCAGGCATAGAAAACTATAATTTCATCACTACTGCTGGTCTTAAGTACACCTTTTAACACCGTTAACTAAAATCTCCCCGGTGGTAATGCATAGCCCCGGGGAGTTTATCTGCTATTCAAAGTAAACAACATTCTCTAATTTTGTACTCATTTGACCAATATCCGTAACGTGTAGCCCCCTACCGCAACACAGGGGTCAATATATTCAAATTTTATCTTTATACTGATATTCAGAGGCACAATGCGAAAGATAATTGCTCATTTCAAGATTGTTTTAACCTTACTTCTACCCGTAACCGTATCTGCCCAGCAGATCGAGTGGCAATCCTGTATGACCAGTCAATTCAACCACTGGTTTGGTGAGGAAAAACCGTCTCCTGACTTACTATGTGGTTATTTGTCTGTTCCATTAAAATATACAGACACAGGCGGAGATGCTTCTTATGAAAAAAAATCACAAGTCAAACTAGCGTTGACAAAATTGCCGGCAAAAAGCAAGCATAAAGGAAGTATCCTGATAATAAGTGGTGGGCCCGGGTTACCAGGCATAAATCCTTATATTAACTTTGACTGGCCAGTCACAAATCTTCGTGAGTCATGGGATATTATTGGATTTGATCCTCGAGGCGTCGGTCAGTCCACTCCGACAATAAACTGCCAGCAATCAGATACAGAGATTCAGGAAAACATAACCGAAAAGCAACGAGTATTAAATAAAATTAATGCATGTATCCATAATACCGGAGCCGAAGTCATTCGCCATATAGGCTCTAACGAGGCTGTATATGATATTGATCGTATTAGGCAAGCCTTGGGTGATAAACAACTGACAGCCGTGGCGTATTCGTATGGAACACAAATTGCAGCCTTATATGCAGAACGTTTTCCTTACAACGTCAGATCTATCGTTCTGGATGGAGTCGTCGATATTGATGACCTGGAGGACAACTTCACATGGCAACTCAAACAGGCACAAAGTTATCAGGAAACGTTTGATCGCTTTGCATCCTGGTGTGCGCGTACAAAAAGTTGCCCGCTTTCTTCAGACAGAGATAAGGCAATAACTCAGTTCCACGAACTGTTATTAAAATTGCATCACAGACCTTTAATCGACAGCAAGGGAGAAAATATATCTTCAGATGAACTCATATCATTAACAACAGACCTTCTATTATGGCGTTCATCATGGCCAACCCTTGCAACTGCCATACGCCAGTTCTCACAGGGGATTGTCAGTAATGAAATTGAAACTGCGCTCAGTGCTCCAATAGCCTCAGAAGAGTCAAGCGATGCTTTGGGGGTAATCCTTTGTGTTGATCAGGGAGATGAGAAATTAACACCAGAAGAGAGAAAATCCCGAAAAGACGCTCTTGCGAATGCCTTCCCAGCTATTAACTTTGACAATGGACGCTCTGATTCACCTGATTTTTGTGAATTGTGGCCAATACATAGCGACCTGAACAAAACTCGCCTGAAAAATACAGTTCTGCCCTCGGGTTTACTGTTTGTTGCACACAAATACGACCCAACAACGCCCTGGATTAATGCTCGCAAGATGGCAGAGAAATTTTCCAGCCCGTTACTGACAATAAATGGTGATGGGCATACATTAGCTCTTACCGGAGTCAATTTATGTGTGGATAAAGCAGTTGTACATCACCTGCTCACTCCACAGAAAACAGAAGATATATCCTGTCCAGGAAATGCTGAAGTAGATATACAATAATAAAAAATAGCATCCAACCACAGCACGCTCTTGCTTACGACGTGCTGCGGTTTTATTGATAATTCCGGATTAGATCGTCAATGGAGACATTATTGCCGGAGATAATGGTGGATTCAGCATCCAGAGTAATCCCGGCGACACCGTATCAAAAGGACGGCTCAGATCATTAACACATTTTGTTAACTTGAAATCTGTAACACTTTCTCCATTCCCCAAACATTGACCATTTCCAATCGACTTGATTTGCACAGCTCCAGTTTCACTGGTTATAAATGTAAATAATGCATTGCGATTGCTTTCAGTGCACTGTTTAGCCACCGCTAATTGCCCATTTAGAATTGCAAGGCATTCATTACCATCAGGGTTTTTTATCTGAACATGCCCCCCCGGTGCCGATATCAAATCCAAATCATTAGTCTTTACTTCTGATATAACCCAATTATTTACATTGAAGTCACGACCTACAGGGTTTCTGAGTATCCCACCAGTAAGAACGTTTCTAATACTAACCAACACAGGTCTGGGTTCAGGATCTCCAGGAGCATTGTTGCCAGCAAACTGAGTGAGAAGCCCTCGTTGATTTACCACATCAGAAGAACACCCGGTCAATAATAAAACCAAAATCGTAATAATTATTCTCATCTTCTAGCTCCTCTTCCGGGAATGAAGCCAACCGGAAAGTGATCAGAGGCAATTTGCCCTCTTAACAACCCAAATAACAGCGAAGCCCTCAACAGGGGAAGCACAAAACTCACTGAGTTTCCAACTACAGCATAATCAAGCACTCCACCACTGGCCTGCGTTGGATCTGGTGGTGCAATAATATTCACGTGATTACGGATTCCCGGCTCAAGTGTTGAAAATAACATAGCAGGTGAACGGTTGAAATCTCCTGCAATCATCCAGTTAGCGGCCTGTCTTATAGGATCTGTTTGTCTGTTGAAAAACTCAAAAACACTGTTAACAATTGCTCCAGAATCTATACCTCGGTTTGCCAATGCATGAGTTGAGAAGAAAACATCATTACCTATTCTTATTCCAATGATCGGACGCGATGCCACTGTTGGAGGTGATAATACAATCACCTCATCAGCTCTTCTGTTAGATACTATCGCTAAATTTACTCTATTAGAAAGAGCATCAGTTCGCGAAAAATAAATAAAAAGCTGCTGTGGACGGCTATTCGTTCCAGTATTCCAGATATACTCATTCATTGGGATACCTGGTGTACGAAATTCACGTTCCGTTAGTGTAGCTGAAGATGGTATTGAACCAGCCTCCTGAACCATCAGGATATCAACAGCACCACTTCCCGTGACAAGTTGTCGAACATGTGTGTTCCATTTATTTTCTGTCGGTGCATTTGAGCCCTGCAAATTCCAGGTTGCAACTTTAAAGTCGCTTAAATCTGCAAAAGAAATACCCGGCAAAATCATTAACAGGAATAATAATTTTTTCATACTCCCTCCATTCCATCAGGTTTGTCATGAGGTGGAATTGGCAATGGTCTGAATGGTCTTAATTCTGGTTTAATCAGATTTGGTTTTGCCGCTCTGACAGGTGGACTTATTGCCCATAGCATTTCTTGCGTTTCTTCTTTTGCACCAGGACACTTCTCAAGGGTGATTGTAAAAGCAAACGGTGACAGTATAGTTCTGCTTAAATAGTCTGCTCTTATACACGTCTGCAAGGCACTACTTCTTATAAGCACATTACCATTAGTAGAAGGCAGTAACTGAAACTCCTGAGATAACGAATTATCATCACAGGTATTATGTATCACCCCGTTTTTAAAGGCCTCCATGCAAGTCCCCTGGGCAACATTAACAAATTTCACTGTACCGGCATCTTTACCATCCACAACCTTCCAGTTCCGATTCTCTCCAAAACTTACTGAATCAAACGGAGTATATCCCCAAAGCCAGTTACGGACAGGTCTGGCCCAAACAGTAAGCATCGCTCCCCCTGTGCTCATTATTGAAACATCAGGAAAGTCAGTACTGTTGCTCCCAAATGTTGGAGATGTGCCATTTGAAGCAACAGCGACACCTTGCCCTGGAATTCCGACTAATTCTACATTCTTTCCCGGTGGCGAAGGTGAATCACCGATCCCATCCGAGCAACCAGTAATTATAAGTGTGCACAAAAATGCAATTAGTTTTTTATCCACTATATTTCCTCCTCTGCACCACCTCTTTTTTATAAAAAAACAGAAACAACAAAGCAACAAAAATATTACTGGTAAGATTAATGAGAAAATGTGAAAGCAGCACAACAAACAAGTTTATTATAACATTCGTTATTGTTTTTCAGGTTACAAACAGCGAACTCATATATAATTCTTTATATTCCAAAACACTATGCAACATGACCATAACGTCTGCGGTTCAGTGGAGTTTGCTCAAACATATTCGCCAGTCTGTTTCATTACGTAATACACCTGTTTAGGTGTATGCATAAGACCAGTCAGGTATAAATAACTATATTGTTTTGCATAAGAAGTTGGTTGCATAATCACCAGTTAATATAAACTCCATTATTTCTCCACATTTTCATGTTAGAAGTTGCAAAGAGAAACATGATGTTTCTCTTTGAGATAATTAATCATTCCTGTTGCCCACCTCACTGGTGGGCTTTTTTATGTAAAACCAGCCCCTGCTGTGTTCCCCTGATATGATGACTTTAGCGATTAACCAACAGCCAGACCAGCAGACACGCCACCACCGGCACAGCAAAATCCATCATGCTTGCCACATCCCACACGCGCGGATCAAAACCGCCCCACCACGGCATGTTAATCCGCTTGCCATGCCCGAACATTTCAATCCAGCGATATTCTGCCTGGGTGTGTTCACGCGCAATGAAGAACGTACAACCGGCTATCGCTCCGTAAGCCCAGTTCCCGGTAAAAAGACCAATCAGTAGCTGCGCAGCCACAGCACAAAGAGCATGAAGGAAAGGTGTTATATCCATTTTCATCCTACCCAATAAAACGGGGCGCTCGGCCCCTTAATATTATTTAGACGCAAGCGCCGCCTCAATTGCAGATAATCTTTGTCTTAATTCTGCGTTTTCTTCTTCCAGTGCTGTTATTCTGTCGTCTGACTCTCTGACTACCTGAACAAGCAAGCCAGTAACACCAGAATAATCTACAGTGTAATACCGTTCACCTTCTTCTCCATCTAATCCACTCCCGCCGTCTGGATATTTCATCATAGACCCTACGGCTTCGGGGATGGCTTCCAGGGTTTCTTGTGCAATAACACCAGCGTAAGGCATACCGTTTTCTTTAAGCGTGTATGTATAGCCGTTCATTTTACGAATGCGGTCGGTTGCATTATCGATCACCTGAATATTGTCTTTCAGATCCCGGTCAGAGCCTTGATTAAATGCACTTGCATTGCACGCGCCGTTAACCGTTAATTCGTAGGTATTGCTGGTAGTTTTCTGCGCATAGAACATATAAGCGCCACCATCAACACCGACTTCATAAACAACAGGACGGCTGGAGTTGCCCCACAATTGAGCAGTAACACCAGCATAAGCGGTTCCCTGTGTGTTTAATGTCATGGTTGACCCATGATTGGCATATTTGATCTGTAATGTGTCGGTGTAATCAAATTTAATAAGCGCGTTACTTCCACGCTTACTGTATGACATAAGGCAGTTACCCATTTTGAGGTATCCGCTGTCACCGGGAAAAATCATCGTACCGCCATAAAGGTTGGTAAAGTCCCAGCAAATGTTTGTCCCGTTATCGTTCAGGTTAAGGCGCGCCATTGCGTTACCTGGACTGTCTATCCATTTTTTGAGGTATAGTTCGCAATACGCATCCTCAACACCTGCCGTCCTGTGAGTTGAGCGGAGTTTTCTCCCAAATATAGCTCCGCTAGTTGGCAATACCTGCTGATACCATGAAGCAGACCAGTCACCAACGGTTTCATCTTTGCTGTCTACATATGATTTTGTTGCGTAGCTTCCTTGATCGTTTTTTAATTTGCTAACGTCGGATTTTAGCGTTTTGATGTCTTCAGGAATTACTGTCGATGTAGCCATTTTTCTTCCTCACATCCAGCCACGAAGTTGATGCTCAACAGCAACCACGTATTCATCGAATATTGACGATTTTTTTGCATCATTAATGATGCGCACGTTTACAAAATATCCGTCTTCCTTAACACATACCGGCTCGCCATCTTCGGTAAGTTCTCCGGTTTCTTTGTACACGTTACCTATCACGTCAATAAGAATATCATCCTGCATCGACTCATCATCATAATAGCCGATACTCTCCATAAAGGCCGAAAAGTCGGCCCTGTCGACAAATTTGAGTGTTAAATCTTTCATTAGATTAACTCCCCCACCTGAGCATCAGTCAATGCCTTGTGCCATATTCTGAAATTCCTGACATGACCAAATAAATGACGTAACCCGGCTGTAGTCTGGCCTCCAATACGGATAATTGCGGTGTTCTGAATATAGGACCATGTGGCTTTTGTTTCGCTGGATATACGCCCGTTACTTACTGAGCACGTAGACTGATCTGACTTTACACGCATCCCCATAACCATTTTTTCAAGCAATGCGTTTTCGTTTACCCGTCTGTTAGCTCCTCCAATATCGCAATAAGGAAATCCGTCATAATCTGTTGAACGACCGAAGCCAAGAATAATAGCCGCTCCGGTTTGATGACCACCGGTATCAAAAACACGTGGCGCTGCATTTGGCGTTTTATACCAGTTCTTATGTACCTCACAAAGAACCGTAAAAGGAAGATTATAAAGGTTATTCTTGATTGGGACTGTCACCATATCGCTTGCGCGAGTGCTTGCAGTTATATCAGTTACAATAAATGACGAAGCACTTGATCCACCTTCCACTTGTGGAGTTGCGATATCCAGATAGTCTCCAGATGCTGTGCCTGAACCTTTTACTGGAGCATATTGAACCATCGCACCAATCATGCTCTCTGTATCTAGTGCATTAATTGTAGCCTGATAGAAAATCCAACCAGTAGCCTCATCTTTTACAGCCTTTGCAATAATACGATTTGCTGCACCACCAGTCTTATCAATTACAAGTGTTGATAAATTGAGGTAAGCATCTCCCAAAAAAGTGTAAGTAGAACCATCATGATGTTCAAATCTTAAACGACACCTTATATTTTCAACATCACTTCTGACACGGCATGAAATGGTCACATATTTTTCATCACCTGTGACATCAAATCCTTTACTGCCAGAAACCGTTACGATATTAATCGCACTTGTCTGATCAATAAGAGTATCTTTTACAGTAAATCTCCCATAAGTAAAATTAAAAGAATCCGTGGATATTTCTGTGAGTTCCAGATTGCCTGACTTATTCCATTTAGATGGATTTGTTGAATTAAGCAGAAGATTAGTTCTTTGCCCCTCAATAAGCAGGCCATCACGTTCAAATCGCGGCTCGTCAATGGCAGCCTCTGTCAGTACACCAGATTTATTAATATAGGTTGCTTTCGATGCGCGTTTAAACTTAACAACCTTGTCACCAGGCATCGTTATTTCATCATCACCAATAACAATCTTTTTATATGATGGCGAAAAGCCCGTAATCATATCCAGTGAATCGTTAAACGGTATCCACACATCTGGAAGCGGCTGCAAAACTTGTTTATACGGCTCCGCAGCCTGGCTTGCATACTCTCTGGCTGCGTCTTCACTTGCTTTTGCAGCCGTCTGGCTTGCAGCGGATGCTTTCGCCGAGTTAGCCGCCGCAGTCTCGCTCGCCTTTGCGTTGGTTTCACTGGTTTTTGCAGCTTTTTGATTGTTGGCTGATGCAGTGGCAGAAGAAGCCGCCGCACTTGCAGAACCAGCTGCGGCACTCTCGCTTTGGGCTGCAGCATCCTGACTGTTTTTCGCCGCAGTTTCACTGGCTTTGGCATTCGTTTCGCTGGTCTTCGCTGCCGTCTGGCTGGACTTTGCGTTAGTTTCACTCGTCTTCGCAGCTTTCTGGCTGTTAGCCGCAGCAGTTGCTGATCCAGCTGCTGAAGTCGCAGAACCGGCTGCCGCGCTCTCGCTTTGGGCTGCTGCAACCTGGCTGTTTTTTGCCGCAGTTTCACTGGCTTTGGCATTCGTTTCGCTGGTCTTCGCTGCCGTCTGGCTGGACTTTGCGTTGGTTTCGCTCGTCTTTGCGGCTGTCTCGCTGTTTTTCGCGTTGGTTTCTGATTTTTTGGCTGCTGTCGCGGAGTTTGCCGATGCAGTCTGTGAGGTCGCTGCCGCCTGTGCGCTGTTAGCTGCATTCGTTTCTGAGGTTTTCGCCGCGTTCTTCGATGATGCCGCTGCAGTTTCGGATTTCTTTGCCGCCGCTGCGCTCTGAGAGGCGGCTTCAGCGTTGCGTGCCGCTTCTTCCACCATTTCCTCAAAACGACGCAATGCCTCCGGCATGACATCATCTTCCGTCATGGCGCCGAGAAAATCATTCAGCGTACCTGGTCTGGAACCTTCATAGACGGTAATGGTCCCGGCATGTGAAGGCGGAAAACCTTCAACCAGCAGGGTGACGCTGTACTGGCCATACTCAACATCCATGCTGTAACGTCCGGCTTCATCCGGATTTTCAGAGGCCACCGTGTTCACCAGTACCGTGGTGCTGTTACGCTTTGCCTTCAGTTGAATAGTGCAGTTCTGTATTGGTTTTCCCGCACCATCTTTCAGCACACCTGAGATTTTTACTGCTGCCATATCCACTCCACAAAAAAGCCCGCCTGAACCGGCGGGCTGTCATAACACTGTGTTACCTGGCTAATCAGAACTTATAACCGACACCCACGATGAAACCGTCAGTGCGCCAGTCGCCACTGCCGGAGCCTTCATAAGCAATATCAATGGCCACGGATTCGGTCGGGTTAAACTGCACGCCAGCTCCCCACGCCAGAGACGTGTTGCTGTGGCGACCGTCATCACTTCCGGTCAGCACATCGTGCGTTTTCCCCTTGTTGTCAGTTACGCGGAGATAATCCCCGGAGAAAGTCGACACACGGCTGTAAGCCACACCCGCCATCGCATACGCGCTGAACCATTCATTCACGCGCACAGACGGCCCCGCCATTACGCTGAACCAGCGGTTACGAACGGAATCTTCATGCCAGCGGGTATCGCTGTAACGGGTCAGCTGGCGATTCTTGTCTCCTGCATAGCTGAATGACGTCACCAGCCCCAACGTATCCGTAAACTCATAACGGTATTTCACGTTAATCCCGTTCAGATCATCACTGCCGGGGACGTTCGTCGAGGCATGAAGATACCCCGCGCTCAGCGTGGACTGATGTTCAGACGCCCATGCAGGCGCACCGGATACGGCCAGACAAATGGCTGCGGACAAAATTGCTGCACAAACTTTACGCATAATTACCTCTCGCTTTTCTGCAATAAAAAAGGCGTCATTCCTGACGCCCTTTATTGGGGTTATAAATATTTCAACGAATACTGATGCCGGAAGCCGCTTTTTTGGTCACAATCACCGTACAGTCGGTGATATTGCCTGCCCCCTGATTGCCTTTCTGGAAAATCTTAAACTCCAGAGTGACGCTACCACCACCACTAGGCATATCAATAACTGCACTGTAACTACCGGGAATGGCCCCTTTAGTTTCTCTGGATGCGATTAATATGCCGTTTTTGCGAACTTCAAAACCATAACCCGTGTATCGCGTGCCTCCCGGGTTATTTCCGCTCCCCGGATCGTCATACGCTATACCGTTAAAAATAATGGGCGGAATAATAATCTGGCGGTCAAAGTTATGATCATCGCTGATGGTGACTGTAACCGTACCGTCTGGTGTTTCCGTGTTACCCCACGTACCGACTTTTTTCGGGAAGGCTTTTGATACAGCTTTAACGAAATCCCCTCTGACCTGGGTCGCCTCCAGCATGCCCTTAATCGTACAGTTCTGGTTAATCGTGACATTGTTGAGCGTTCCTGAGTTCGCATTCACACTGCCACTGATATCCGCATTTTTAGCGGTCAGCTTTCCGTCTGATGTCAGGGAAAATACCGGAGGACTGCCACCACTGGTAATGGTGGGGGCCGTCAGGCGCTTCAGGAACACGTCGTTCATGAATATCTGATTGCCCTGCGCCACAAACATCGGCGTTTCATTCCCGTTTGCCGGGTCAATAAATGCGATACGGTTAGCGGCAACCAGAAACTGACTCAGTTTGCCTTCCTCCGTGTCCTCCATGCTGAGGCCAATACCCGCGACATAATGTTTGCCGTCTTTGGTCTGCTCAATTTTGACAGCCCACATGGCATTCCACTTATCGTTGGCGTCCTTCCACTCTTTCGAAAACTCCTCCAGTCTGCTGGCGTTATCCTCCGTCAGCTCGACTTTTTCCAGCAGCTCCTTGCCGAGATGGGATTCGGTTATCTTGCCTTTGAAAAAATCCAGGTAACCTTCCGCATCATCGCTCGCCCGACCGACGGCCTCCACGAATGCCGATTTGCCAACGGTGTTCACACTGCGGATATAAAAGTAATAATCATGGCCCGGTTTGATATTGATACTGGCGGCTATCCAGTACAGCGCCGTACCAAGATAGCGGGCTGTGGTTTCAACCTGCCTGATATCGGTAATCCGCTTTTCCGAGAACCAGAACTCAAACTGTACCGTCGGGTCATAAACGGCAAGATGCGGCGTGGCGGTTATCTGAAAATAGCCCGGCGTCAGCTCAATCCGCGACGGCGCTGCCGGTGCGGCGATCCGGAACGATACCGATGCAGGATCGCCCTGCTGTCCCCATGCATTTACCGCCCGGACTGTCAGCCTGTAATTTCCCAGCGCCAGCTGCCTGAAGCGGTATGTGGTTTCCGTCGTCCGGGCCGTGCTGACCAGCCGCTCACTGCCGTCATCCGCTGTTACGGTCAGACGGAGCAGGAAGCTCACGCCCTTCACCACCTTCGGCGTGTCCCAGCGCGCCAGCACCTGATATTCCCCGCTGTCTGCGGTGACTTCGGCGGTCAGGTGCTGCACCGCTGGCGGCGTGACACCATTCACCGTGCCGCTCTGGTCGCCGTCAAAGTGCGCCCCGTTATCCACGATGGCTTCTTTTTCCGGTACATGCTGCACGGCGGTGATGGCATACGT